TGTGCTTCCGCACAGTGCATTGTCTTAAGAGCACAGCACAGAACAGGTACCCTTGGCCCTACGGCCAAGGGTACCTGTAAACCATTGCAAAACTCAAAGACATCTTGTATAATGTCGACACCCCCTTTTTAGCGAGGTACTTTATTATTTACGTATATATATAATGATATACTCATAGAATATGCCGATAAAACATTTCAAAGAACAAATAGGCGAATTGAACGTCGAAGAGCAGAAAGAACTTAGTTTACTTCTAGAACGTCAAGATAAATCAAAGAGGACCCGTAAAGCACAAGAAACCTTCTTGGACTTTGTAAAATTTATGTGGCCACATTTTGTGGAAGGGACCCATCATAGAATCATAGCAGAAAAATTTGATAGAATTGCGAATGGGACCCTAAAACGCCTAATTGTAAATATGCCACCCAGACATACAAAATCTGAATTTGCATCATTCATGTTGCCAGCGTTTATCATGGGCCGTAATCCGATGACCAAGATCATTCAAACATCGCACACTGCAGAGCTGTCACAAAGATTCGGTCGTAAAACAAAACAAATGATTGATGGAACAGATTTCAAACAACTCTTTCCAAAAACAATGTTGCAATCAGATTCGAAAGCTGCAGGTCGTTGGGACACCAGTGCAGGTGGTGAATACTTTGCTGCCGGTGTCGGTGGTGCGATTACCGGTCGTGGTGCAGATTTGTTAATTATTGATGATCCGCATTCAGAGCAAGACGCACTATCAGAAACAGCCATGGAGAATGCTTACGAGTGGTATACATCTGGTCCCAGACAACGTCTACAACCAGGCGGTGCAATCGTTCTTGTTATGACGCGTTGGTCAACAATTGATCTAACAGGTCAGCTGATGAAAGCACAAGTTGAACCAAAAGCCGATCAATGGGAAGTTGTCGAGTTTCCGGCAATCATGGAAAGTGGTAAACCGACATGGCCTGAATATTGGAAGGTAGAAGAATTAGAATCAGTGAAAGCGTCACTTGCTATTTCAAAATGGAATGCACAATGGATGCAGAAGCCGTCATCAGAAGAAGGTGCGATCTTGAAACGTGAATGGTGGAAACCATGGAAGCACAAAGACAAACCGAACTTGCATTATATTATTCAATCGTATGACACGGCATATAGTAAAAAAGAAACTGCTGACTATTCCGCAGTCACAACATGGGGCGTGTTTTCTCCAAACGACGCAACACCTGCTTTGATCTTACTTGATGCACGACGTGGACGGTGGGACTTTCCAGAACTAAAAGAACTAGCGTTAGAAGAATATAATTATTGGGAACCAGAAATGGTATTGATTGAAGCGAAAGCGAGCGGCATGCCGTTGTCCGATGAGCTTCGTCGAATAGGTATACCCATTACTAATTTTACACCATCAAGGGGTAACGATAAACGGACAAGGGTCAATTCAATTGCGCCCATGTTTGAATCAGGTATGATCTATTATCCAGAGGGCAGAAGTTTTGCAGAAGAAGTTATTGAAGAATGTGCAGCTTTCCCGTATGGTGAGAATGATGACTATGTTGATACAGTCACACAAGCGTTAATGCGCTTTAGACAATCAGGATTGATTCAGCTACGGATGGACTATGAGCCAGAACCCGTAGATAACACAAGGAGAGTATTTTATTAATGGACAGACCTTTAGAATTTAGTGACTTTGACTACATCGGGGATGATTGGCATTATGATTCTCCAATTAAAGGGTATACTTTACCAGAATCAAAAGGGGGCCAAGGGTCAAAACAAATTTTAGTAATTGATGAAGTGTTTAACATTATGCGCGCAGCAAGAGAAAAATTTTTAAATGGTGGTCGTGTAGGTTATTTGAATGGCGGACTCATGTCTTTGTTGCCAAGATGATTAACTAGTGTTAAAGTACGAACATTAACCAAGGAGAATAATTATGCCGGGATACAATGAAAAAACATTAGACAGGACCTTGAAAAGGTTTAAAGAACTAAATAAAAGTGACACAAGTCGTTCTGCAAAATTAAACAGAGCATTAAAAAATGCAAAAGAAAAGATTGATTTGAATAAATTCAAAAAAGAAAAATTCAAAAAAGGCGGTCGTGCCGGTTACAAAGCTGGAGCAAGTGTTGGAGGTTTAAACGAAGTTGATTCTAAAAAAAATCCGGGTTTAGCAAAATTACCTACAGAAGTTCGTAACAAAATGGGTTATCTGAAAAAAGGTGGACGCGTAGGCAAAAAGGTCGGCGGACGTATAGGTAAAATGGGCGGCGGCATGATGATGATGAAAAAAAGAAAACCTTTGAAAAAAGGCGGCAAAGCTAAGTAATGAAAAAAGAACTAACCGATAGGCAAAAAGCAACTATGAAAAAGCATTCGGTGCATCATACTGCAAAGCATATGTCATCTATGAAAAAATCAATGCTCGCTGGTAAAACGTTTACACAAGCACATAAAATTGCAATGAAGAAGGTAGGTAAATAATGGGAAAACTTTGTCCAAAAGGAAAGGCTGCTGCAAAGCGTAAGTTTGATGTTTATCCATCAGCGTACGCAAACATGTATGCGTCGGCCGTTTGCTCTGGTAAAGTAAAACCTGGTGGTAAGAAGAGAACTAAAAAAGCATACGGTGGTTCCATTGCTTCAAATAAATTATCGCAGAAAAGAAAAAAAGTTTCTGGTTATAATCAAGGTGGTATTGCTAAAGGCTGTGGAGCGGTCATGGATAGCAAACGCAAAGTAACTGCTTTTGCGTAATGGCCAGCAATGGATTACGCAAATGGGTAAAAGACAGATGGGTGGACATTGGAGCTCCCAAAAAGAATGGGAAGTATCAGCCTTGCGGACGAAGCAAAGGATCGAAGAGGAAATATCCAAAGTGCGTCCCACTTGCCAAAGCCACACGAATGACAAAATCGCAAAAGGCGAGTGCTGTCAGCAGAAAAAGAGCAGCAAGTAACACTGGACCTAAGCCAACAAATGTTGCAACATTCAAGAAGAGGAAAAAAACAACATGATGAATTTAATTCATAAACTATTGAGTTGGTTGAACGGGCCTAAGCCTGTTAAAAAGAAAACATCTGTGCCTTCCAAAGGCGTTTGGCCTGGAAAATCTACACCTAAAAAGAAACTTAGAGTTAAGAAAAAGAAAATTAAGAAAAAAAAGGTGAAGTAATGGCTAAAACTGCTGCTTGGCAAAGAAAAGAAGGCAAAAGTGAGTCAGGTGGCTTGAATAAAAAGGGCGTGGCGTCGTACAGACGTGAAAATCCAGGGTCAAAACTAAAAACAGCAGTTACAACAAAGCCTTCTAAACTAAAAAAAGGTTCCAAAGCAGCGAAAAGACGTAAATCGTTTTGTGCTCGTATGAAAGGTATGAAAAAAACACGTACAAGTGCTAAGACTGCACGTGATCCTAACTCTAGGATCAATAAATCGTTGCGTAAATGGAATTGCTAGCATGCATTGTGTGAACTGTGATCACAATTGTCATTGCGGGAACAACGGAAAGTGCGTATCATGCGGCTGTTTGAATTGTGAGCACCCAAATGCTCTTGACGAGTTCTATAAAAATTTAGACGAAAAGGAAAAAGATGCCGCTAACAGAAAAAGGTAAAAAAATAAAAGCTGCAATGGAAAAAAAGTATGGTAAAGTAAAAGGAAAAGCTGTATTCTATGCTAGCATTAACAAGGGCAAGGTAAAAGGTGCCAAAAAGGGTAAAACAACATGATGAAAAACAAATCTATGAATTTAAAAGATCAATTTGTGAAAGAACGAAATATGGGAATAATTCCTATGGAAATGACTTTTAAAGATTATGTTGATATGCAGACAGATCTATCTCAAACCTATGCGGTTGGTGGAAGAGTAAATTATGCGATTGGTGGAAACGAAGGTATGATGATGAGAGACAGCGGACAAGGTTTAGGAAGCATGATGGCTTCTGCAACGGACAAAGAAAACGATCCATACAGAGATATGAAAGTTCCAACAGACATGATTGATGATCCTGAAGGAACAATGCAAACGAATGATGAAGAATTGATTAGACAAATTATGCAGTCAGGTCAATTAACAGAATTAAAAAACGGACTAAGTCCAGAACAACTTTCAGACATTGGAGCTATGTATGATTCTGCTGTTGAAGATGGACGTTTTCAAGGAGGCTTTGATGAGTTTCTTGCTGTAATAGTTTTACAACAAGCGAAAAAAAGTTCAGGCAGAGGCGAAGGCATCATGTCAACAATGAGAGGCTAATATGGCTATCGACAGAGAGATGCCGCTCCAAGAACAAATGAAGTTTGACATGAGAGCGGAAGAAGTAGACATTATGGAAGGTGACCCACAGCTTGATGCTGATGGTGGAGCCACAATTAATTTTGGTTCTGAAGCACAAATGTCTCAAGGGCATACAGAAAATTTAGCAGAATTTTTAGAAGACGGCGAACTAGACAATATTGCAAGAGAACTTTCTGATGCATACGAAGGTGATAAAGATTCACGTGCAGATTGGTCCTCAACTTATGCTGAAGGTTTAGACTTGCTTGGCATGAAGTATGAAGATCGTACCACTCCATTTCCAGGAGCGTCAGGTGTATCACACCCACTACTTGCAGAATCAGTAACACAATTTCAAGCTCAATCTTATAAAGAACTATTTCCTGCAGGTGGTCCTGTAAAAACTCAAATCATGGGCGCAACCAATCCTCAAATTGATGCACAATCTGCTCGTGTTAAAGAGTTTATGAATTACCAACTCACCCACATCATGGAAGAGTACGAGCCCGAACTTGATCAAATGTTATTTCATTTACCCTTATCAGGTTCGGCGTTTCGAAAAATTTATTATGATAATACACTAGGAAGACCTGTTTCCAAGTTTGTATCCTCAGAAGATTTGGTGGTGCCTTATCAAGCTACAGATTTACACACGTGTGCACGCATGACTCATGTTGTAAAAATGATGGCAAATGATTTACGTAAGTTTCAAGTATCAGGTTTTTATAGTGACATTGAAGTGGGAACTCCATCTTCTGATGATCCAAGTGAAATAGAAGATAAAATTAATGAACTTGATGGTAAGAAAAAAGTTTACACAAAAGATGATATTTATACTCTTTTAGAAATGCACGTTGACCTTGATCTTCCAGGATACGAGGATGCCAACGAGGCAGGAGAAGAGACTGGTATTAGTCTTCCGTATATTGTAACTATTGAGGAAAGTTCAAATAAAATATTATCAATACGTAGAAACTGGAATGAAAATGATCCTCTTAAAATTAAGAAACAATACTTTGTGCATTATAAGTTTTTGCCAGGTCTTGGTTTTTATGGTTTTGGTCTTATTCATATGCTCGGTGGTCTCACAAAAACCGCAACCTCTATACTTCGACAGCTCATTGATGCAGGAACACTTGTCAACTTACCAGCAGGTTTTAAAGCTCGTGGCCTTAGAATCAGGGATGACGATCAACCTTTAGTTCCCGGCGAGTTCAGAGATGTTGATGCGCCCGCAGGTGACATTCGTAATTCATTAGTTCCACTACCTTACAAAGAACCATCAGGAACATTATTTAATCTTTTGGGTTTTGTAATTGAAAGTGGTAAATCATTTGCAGCAGTTGCTGATATGAAACTTGGTGAAGGTAATGAAGTTAATCCTGTTGGAACAACTATGGCTCTTCTTGAAAGAGGCATGAAAGTTATGTCTGCTATTCATAAAAGAATGCACATGGCGCAAGGCAAAGAATTTAAATTACTTGCAAAACTATTTGCAGAAACACTGCCACCAGTTTATCCGTATCAAATTGTTGGTGGCAACCAAGCTGTGAAAGCACAAGACTTTGACGAACGTATTGATGTAATTCCTGTATCTGATCCTAACATATTTTCTATCACACAAAGAGTTACACTTGCTCAACAGCAGCTGCAGTTGGCACAAGCTGCTCCGCAAATGCATAACATACAAGAAGCGTACAGAAGAATGTACGAGGCTATGGGCGTTCAAAACATAGAAGCAATTTTGCCTCCACCTCAACAGCCTCAACCAAAAGACCCTGCCACTGAAAATGCTGATCTACTTGCTGGACGACCCGCTCAAGCATTTCAAGGACAGAATCATGACGCTCATATTGAAGCCCATTTTGCTATGATGAATAGTAGCGTTGTAAAAGGTAGTCCTGTAGTTATGGCTAATTTGCAGTCACATATTATGCAACATATTTCATTGAAAGCTCAAGAACAAGTGCAAGGAGAAGTGCAACAACAAATGGCGCAGCTTCCTCCTGAGCAACAACAAATGATGCAACAACAAATGATGATGGAGATGCAAAACAGAGTTGCAGAACTTGAAGCAGAATTAATTGCAGAGTTTGTAGCTGAACATGAAGAACTATTGAAAGATTCAGGTTCTGATCCATTAGTTGATTTGAAAAAAGACGAGTTAAAATTACGTGAACAAGACATAATTCGTAAAGGTCAAGAGGCAAACGAGAAACTTGGTCTTGAAAAGAAAAAAGCAAGAGACAAAACTACTGTTGATCGTGAAAAAATAGATCAACAAAAAGATGCTTTAGCACTAAGATCAGCGATAAGTTCTGAAAAATTAGAAAAAGATTCTGTAAACAAAATGATGGACAAAGCAGAAAAAATTACTGCAAACATGGAAAAAACAGTATCGGCTGCTATAAAGCCTAATGGAGGAGTCAACTAATGCCTGATTATGGTGGTGGCGGAGCCGGCGGAAGAGGCGGAGATACTTCCGGAAGAGGTAGTCAAGGGAATAGAGGCGGTGCTGATAATAGAGATGCTGGAAGATTAGCTTCTCAACAAGCAGCAGCTCGAGCAGCAGCTCAACAACGTGCAGCAGCAGCAGCTAACGCAAGAGAGCAGGCGCGAGCAGCTAATCAACGTGCAGCCGAGAAGGCCGCAAGAGACAGAGCAGCAGCTAACGCAAGAGAGCAGGCGCGAGCAGCTAATCAACGTGCAGCCGAGAAGGCCGCAAGAGACAGAGCAACAGCCGAAGCAGCAGCTAACGCAAGAGAGCAGGCGCGGGCAGCTAATCAACGTGCAGCCGAGAAGGCCGCAAGAGACAGAGCAGCAGCTAACGCAAGAGAGCAGGCGCGTGTATCCGCACAACGTGCAGCAGAACAGCAGGCACAAAATCGTTTACAACAAGAACAACAATTAGCAGCACAAAAAGCAGCGTCTCAAGCTTCTATGGGACCTCAGCCTTTAGGTACTATTACTCCTGTTGATGGAAATTATTCTACACGAAGTTCTTTTGAAAGTATAATAGCACAGAATCCAAATATTGATTTTGGAGGATTGACAGCTGATGATGTTACTAGAGATTTTTTTGGAAATATTTACGGTGATATAGACCCTAACAGAGAAGGTGATGAACGATTAGGTTCTATGGGAACTTTATCTGATTTAGGCGGTCTTGGCACACTTGGCAGTGTAGGTGCAATTGCTGCTCAAATGATGGGTCTACCTCTTGATACACCAACGTTTACTCCAGCAGCTTCTTTAACTAGACAATCTGATTTAGAAGGAAATAGAGGAGGTTCCAATCAACAAGGTATTCAAAGTTTAACTTCACCAGGACAAACAGGAGCATCAGAAGCAGAAATGGAAGCACTATTGGCTCCTTCTACAGCATCACAAACAACAACAGATTCCATCTATACTCCTTCTTATGTATCAGGAGAAACTCCTGTGCTGAGTGGTCTAACCGCTCTACCTAGTGGTAGCAATTACATGGATTATTTGGACTATGCCTTTAATACAATAGATACATCAAATCCTTTCTCTGGAGCACCTAGTGGAATTACAGGAAGCAATCCTTTATACAGAGACAATCCTGTTTACGCTGCAGGCGGAGGATTAATTCCAAAAAGAGGTTTTGTGGATGGCCCAGGAGGTTATGCTGGAGACCTAGAAGATGGAGACATAATTAGTAAATACGAAGACCTTTCTCCTGAACAAAAAGCAGAGTTTGATGAAGAAGTGGCAAAAGGAAAACATGATAGTGTATTATCTAAAATTATAACTAAGATATTAGGTAAAAGACCTACTCCAATTAGAGATGATAATTCTTATGGTCATGGTGGCATGACAGGTTTTGTAGGAGAGCCTATCAATATTATGTACGCAGGCGGCATGAATAATGATGTTGTGGATTCTGGAATAAGTGGTATATTAAAAAAATATAAGCAAATACGATCAAAGTTATAAAGTATAAATGGACGGACTGTGGTTAAGCGATAAGGTACTTCGTATCATTCGTGATAAAAAGAAAAAGACAACTGATTTTGTAATGCAAGGCAGCACGACAGAACGAGCTGATTATAATTTTATGATTGGTCAATTTCGTATTTTAGAAGAACTAGAAAGCGAAATTAAAGAAATCTTAGACAAAGGAGAAAAAAACGATGAGTAATTTAATATTGCCCACGCACGTAGCGAAAGCTCACAAAAAAGAAAAAATCAAAAAAGAAAAAGAATTGACAGCAGCAGAAATAGAAAAGAAGCAAAAAGAGGTAGAAGATATATACGGAAAGAGAGATTCTAAATATATTGATCCTGATAATATTGACGATAATGTAGCTGCAAAACTGCCTAAACCTACCGGTTGGCGTATATTAATTTTACCTTATTTAGGTGCTGAGAAAAGTAAAGGCGGCATCATTTTATCTGATCAAACGCGGGAAAGGGAGCAGTTAGCAACCGTTTGCGGTTATGTGTTGGCAACTGGCCCTGATGCGTATGGAGATACAATTAAGTTTCCTGAGGGTCCTTGGTGTAAACAAGGTGATTGGGTTATTTTTGCTCGTTATGCAGGTTCGAGATTAAAAATTGATGGAGGTGATTTAAGACTCTTGAATGATGATGAAATACTTGCTATAATACAGGACCCGACTGACATATTACATATGTAGTCGATCTTGCAATAACTATAACCATGGAGAACAAGAACCATGCCAGAGGCAGAACAAATAAAGGACAATAAACTTGTCGACATCGACACCAGCGGAGAATCCGTTGATGTTGAACTAAAAGAATCAAATGTTAATACAGTAAAAGATGAGCACGATACTGAGCCTGTTGTGGAAGCAACAGCAGAACCTGAAGCTGAATCAGATACAAAAGAAGACGCACCAGAGTCAACGGACAAAGGTGAGCATAATGAGTATAGCGAAAAAGTTAACAAAAGAATTTCTAAACTTGTTGGCAAACTTCGTGAAGCAGAACGTCGTGAAGAAGCGGCGATAAAATATGCATCTGGTTTAAAAACAAAACAAGAAGAATTAGAAGCTAACTTTAATAAGGTTAATGAGAGCTACGTTTCTACTATGGAGACAGCCTCAACCTCACAAGTTGAAGAAGCTAAACTAAGATTAAAAAGAGCAATAGAAGACGGCGACATAGACGCTCAAGCAGATGCACAAAGTATTTTAGCAAGAGCAACTCTTGATTCTGAACGTGCAAAGATTCAAAAAGAACAACTAGAGATTCAAGCACAACAATTTGCTCAACAGAGAGAAATACCTCAGCCTACTTACGACAGAGCTCCTGCAGCTGCTCCTGCTCCTCAACCAGATGCGAAAGCACAAGGATGGGCGGAGAAGAATGAATGGTTTGGTAAGGACGAAGCGATGACTTATACAGCATTTGCTGTTCATCGTAAGTTAGTAGAACAAGAGGGCTATGATCCTAAATCTGATGAATACTATGACGAAATTGATCGTCAAATCAGAGAACAATTTCCAAATAAGTTTGAAGTAGAAAAAAGCAAGAAAACTGTTGACCAAACAGTGGCCCCTGCGGTAAAGTCTATTTCCAAACATGGAAAACGCACTGTGAGACTCACACCATCACAAGTAGCGATCGCTAAGAAACTTGGTGTGCCATTAGAAGAATATGCTAAATACGTGAAGGAGTAGCAATATGACAAAAGAAAAAACAAGAACCTCACGCTCATCTCAAACTAGAGAAAAAACTGCCAAAAGGCAGCCATGGCGACCACCATCTAGATTAGACGCGCCACAAGCACCAGACGGATTTCAGTATCGTTGGATACGTGCTGAGATTATGGGTCAAGAAGACAAGAAAAACGTTTCTTCTCGTATTCGAGAAGGTTACGAACTTGTTAGACTCGAAGAGTTAGGTGACTTCGATGCTCCGACCATTGAGGACGGAAAAAACGAAGGCGTTGTCGCTGTAGGTGGATTACTGCTAGCCAAGATACCCGTTGAAATTGCACAAGAGCGTAAAGCTTATTTTGCAAATCAAACTAGTGATCAACAACAAGCCGTTGATAATAATTTGATGAGGGAGCAGCATCCAAGTATGCCGATAGACAATCCGAGTAGGCAAACTAGAGTAGCTTTTGGCGGTGCAAAGAAACAAGATTAGTTTCTATAACACTATTCATTGCCGGAATTAAATTTGGATTATTAACAATAACTAATAATTTATTAGTCTAAGGAGGACTATAATTATGGCAAATAAAGACGCAGCCTTCGGTTTCAAACCGGTAAGGCATTTAACAGGCGGTCAGATTCGTACTGAAGAGTACGCTATTGCAGCTAACCACGGTACCAATATTTTTTCTGGTAATGTGGTTGAAGCACAAGCGGCTGGAGGTATTGAGAATGCAGCG